AGATTAAAGCACCGCTGAATCCTAACACGGCCTTCTTCTACATTTACTGTTCTTGTCTCTGATACTGCCATTTGTGCTCTCCTTTATCAACTTATCAAATACTATTATAGGCTCTTTCTGACCAAATGTCAATCAGTTTATTTGGCGTTGTAAGTTGTTGATTTATATAACCAAATGTTCAAAGTAGCGGAAGTGATTAGCCAGTGTCCAAGTTGTAGGGTCAATTTTAGTGCCATCGTATGTCTCAAATTCTGCTGTAAAAACATTATGATAACGCATAAACGGTAGCCACATGTCGGGTGTTTTGGACTTCCAGCCAGCTTCTGCTAACTGTTCGTGTTTGGCTTTGCTGAGTTTTACAGTGGGTGCATTGAGCGCTTGCGAAACAGTTATAACTTGATGTAACAGTAGGTCACGTACTCTTGCCGCTGGAATCAAATGCTCAAAGTCATACTTTTCATCTACACCAACTTCAGTGTAATGACCTTTCATACCGTCACGTTGTTGAATACAATATTTGTGATATCTACGTAAGTAATAATCAATGTCGTTGCGTATTTCACGCAACAGTTGTTGATCGTTTTCAACTGAATGATACAGTTCTACTCGGTTTGTTAGGTTTTCGGTACAGTACTGGGAAACCGTTTTATAGGTCTCCTCAGTACGTGGTGTTGTGCCGTAGTTGGGCTGGATAAACTTGTTTAATGATTCTTGTAAGTTCATGCTACCTCCTGCTCTGGTATTAGTCCTTTAACATGATTGCCATCAACAATTCCTAACTTACTACCTTCTCCGTGATAAGGCAAGTTTAATTCGCCACCATTGAGCATGTAAACCTCACGTAGGAAGTTACTCATAACTCTCGGAGCATCCCATGCCGCACCAGGGGTAACATGCTGGTGCTGTAGTTTTGCCTTGTCATGCACAACCCGACTTGACTTGAAGGTTTTCTTAACTATTGTAAGAACATCCTCCATCCATCCTTCTGGTAACTGATCTCTTACGTTGGTTTTTGAGAGTCTGTGCAATTCATACAGGCCAATGTAAACACCTTGATCAATTTCTTCCTGCATTTGGAATACCTGCTGTATAGCACCAAGTATATTGTTGAGCACCTTACCAGACTCGTCTGCTTCTATACCCTTTTGTGCATATTTGAAGTGACTAAAGAAGTACTCGTTTGGTCCACGTAAATTTACATTACTGCGAGTTTTCTTATCCTCCAAGTCGATACCCAATGCATCAAATTGATCCTGCATTGTTCTTGCTTTGACATTTTTAATTTCTCTGCTACCGTTTTTATAACGTACTAGGGCATTACGATGCAGGTCCGCAGGTCCTAACCGCTTAACACCTGTATCGTTTAACTGTTCAAACGCAAACGATGCAAAGTTCTTATCTTCAGTTTCCACTACTGCGCAAGGAATTTCAACAAAACCTAGTATAGCGGCTGCCACAGTTCTGTGTTGACCATCATATGCATCTACTGTAACTTCAACCTCAGTAGTTATTAAACGACATGCACTAACAGGACTGCAAATGCGTGGATCCCAATCCTTCATGATCTTTCTAATATGATCATGTATAACATCACGCTGGACTTCATAGTCAATCCAGATGTCTGCTATAGGCACCATCTTGCTAACTGGGAATGTGTATTGGTTATTTTGCGCCTTGTGTCGCCATGATGCTAACTGATCATCAGTAACATTGTAATAGGCTTTGAGTTGTTGTTCTACTTCTGTTGCGACTTCTGTGAGTTTTCTACGTAGGCGTTGCGGCATAGTTGTTCTCCTTGTTTGTAAAATTGCGCACCATGCGCTGTACAATAAGCCGTTATGTTTCCATACACAACTAACTTACAAGTGCTATATTAGAGGAGTTTTAGTCTTTTGTCAAGTCCTGATTATCCAGGTACTGCTGTAGATTGTCAGCATGCAGTCTCAGCATCACAGTTTCATCTTTGCCTGTGAGCCAAACAGTACTTAAATTTTCTATGTAGTAACAACAGGTTAGCAGACGACTCATTTGTATGAGTGTGCGATTTTTTAGTTTTTCTGGAAGTTTAACTTGGTATAATGGAAATTCTACGCCTCTGAGGTATTTGAAACCGTCTTTGCTTAGGCGTAACTTATTTTGGTCGGTATGGTTCCAAAACCATTTGCGTAGCCATAGATCTAGGTTGGAGTACTTGCCTCCACCCTTTTCTAAGAAGAGTTTTGCGTAATCTAATTGACTAAGGGAAGATTTGTTCACCTTGCTTCATGAATATCACTGTAAACTTATCTGTTTTAAACAGACTGTTGAGTTTCTTGCAAAGGTTAATCGCATGCCCGCTATTACTAAAACTTACCTTTTTGTACTTGGGTCCTGGGTAATGTAATAGTATGTTGTGAGTCTTTAGATTGATCGGACGGTCATCATAAAAAACAGCCCAAATCCCTTCACTACTAAGGACTTGATCGCTTTTATAATTTGTCTTGTTAACATGCTCTAACAAGACCGTCGGCTTTGGTCTGGACATCTCTATTTCCTTGAATATAGTATTTATGACTAAAAAGTGGGTATATTATCATTAAAAACCACCTCCGTCTACACTAATTGAATTTACAGGCTCAGACACACTTGTTTCCTGTGTCTCAGCAAGATTAGCTAACAGCACATAGATATCACTGTGTAAGTTACGTGCTTCTTCTGCTGTTAGTGCTAATTGTTTACTACCAGTCTGGTTCATTAGTTTTACTTTGTCGTTGAACTTTTTAATTGCTAGACTGATCTTTTCCATATTATTGTTGCTCCTCTTGTGGAGTTAAATTTTGATAATATTGGTTAAACAACCAAAAATTACCACCATAACCTAAAATGCATGCGGCTTCCATATTCATTTCTAATGCCATCCACGAGTTTAATTCATTGTTGATTATGATTACGATTGTGTTATCTGGGTAATTGTCTTTGATGTTTGCGCCTTGCCAGAAAACTTCGTAGCCTTGATCTTCTGCCATTGTTAACACACTCTGACTGGCGTAGCATTCCACTGGCTTGCCTCTTGTTACAGATTCTTCTTCTCCAGGATCCATCAACTCTTGTGCGAATATTTCTGCACCGATTGTAATTGCCCCTGTTGTGACTACACCTAAGATAAATCCTTGTATAAATCTTTTGATCATAATTGTTTTAACTTTTCTAACATTTGTTGTTCTGATTTAAATGGACCATAGTACTCGTATCTTTTAATCACTATGGTTTTAGGACAAAACACTTTCGACCATTTGCTACTGGACTTGATCAAGTACCATCCCGCACAATAATGACTTCGACTTTTTGGTTTCTTGGTATATATGGCTATCTTGTGTTTTATATCGTAAACTTCGTTATACGTTCTACTGGTTGCAGGAAAACCGTATATTTCGTTTTGGATCTCCTCTTTTTGTTTCTTTTCACCAGGAGTAAAATGAATATTGTGTTTTTTGCTTAACAACTTAACACTTGAATATTTTTCTCTGTTATCGTTGTGTACATACACAAATCCACCATCTTCGACTGCTTGTATAGTAGCAACCTGGTTACCAGATTGTTCTACTACCCAATATTTGTTCTTGATTATGGTTTTTGCTATTAGGTCATTCATGCTGTTAGTTCTTCCTGGATATACCTGTTAAGTTCGTGATCCCCTACATCCTCTGGTATCTCATTCTTATAGAATAGTCTATAACTGTCGCTTCCGTACTTGCCAATGCCATACAATTCTGTAGCATCTTCTCCGTCCCAGTTTTCAAACTGCTCACTCATGCGACACAGTCTTTTTAACCGTACATGTTTCATTCCAAGTGGTTCAATTACTTGTTCAATCTCTTGCGGTAGTGCCTGCAACAATTTATCATGCGTGGGCCATTTAGCAAAAAACTCAGGCAATACACGTTTAACCTGTTTGCGATTTGTGCAGTTTAAACATATAACACCAACCATGTGTTGCCACACGTTGTTTACTTGCTGTTGGACCATTAGTTGATCAATCATTCTGGATTACCTGCTCCTAAAAACTCTGCATACTGCTGGCTGTGTTCACTTAGTCTGTTTAGATCATACTTGCCACAAAACTTCAAAAACTGCGCACCTACCATTGGCCTCTTTCTACTTACTTTACCTTCTGCAATGGTGGTTGCAATTTGTTGCTTCACTTCATCTGGTTGTGCAGTAAGGTCAACCAATACCTTGTTGCGTTCATAATCATCCAACACTCTGTGTTCTTCACCATTATGGTCTGTCCAACGTTGTAGCATCAAGTTGTTCCAATTAAAACCTTTTGCATTTCTGTCAGCATAGGCTTCAAGCAATCCAACTTTGTTCTTGCTACCCTTCTTGCGTACACCTGGATATGCACTAAACACGTTGTCTGTTGAATCTCCACGCATACACTTTTCAAACAAGATCCACTCTGGGTCGGGTATTTGCTTGGGCTCTTTGGTCTTTTTGTCTATCACCAACTTGCCTCGCTTATCAAATATACCTTCCAGCGTGTGTAATTCATCTGACACACCGTTGTACTGCTTTACATTGTCTGCTAACAGTTGATAAAAATCAGTGTCACTGCTGATAATAACATGTTCGTCATCTGGGTGTGCTTGTACCCATCCAGCAATCAAATCATCTGCTTCCAAATTACCATGACGCATTACAGTACAATTTGTTTTTTCATCTAAGAATGTTTTTAGTGAATCAAATGCTTCCCAAAACAATGCGTCTTCTTCTGCTTGTGCTTCTGTTAATGCTTGTCTTGCAACTGTACGGTTTTTCTTGTAAGGTTCATAAAAGTCTTTGCGCCAACTACGCCCCTCTAAACAGAATACAACATGGTCTGCTTTATGATCACGCCACGCCTTGTTTACACTAGACAGTGTAACGTGTACAGCAAAACCAAGTTTATCCCAGGTGTCTGCTTGACGATGTGCGCTGTGTCGGGCACGAAAGAATGTGTTTGCGGTGTCTACAATAAGATATTTCATTTAATAATAGTAGCATATTATAACAACTTGGTCAAGTGCGGCATCAAGTATTCTGCCCATTTGCGATGTCCATCTGCTCTATAGTGATAACTGGGAAGTGCTGTAAGTCCTTGATTTTTTAAATAATTGTAATACGTCATGTCTGGGTTGTATGGCTCGATAAAACAATCTTCCCAATCTTCCATTGGTATGTTGTGAAAGTCACTGTAACTGTTGAAAAACAAGTGTGGTATTTCTTGTTCTTGTAGTTCTTTGTGGAACTGCCAAATCTTTTCATGTTCCTGCTGTTCGCATTTGATCCAGTCTATGCTGGTAATATAGAACTTGTATTTTTCTTTAACCAATTCAGGCCAGTCGTCTCCAATACCTCCTGAATTAATTTGCCAGTAAGTGCCATGGTGCAACCATTCTTGTCTTTCGTGTGTGCTCCAACCAATGATAATAGCATCAGGGGTAGTTTCTTTTAGGTACTCCCTTGTGGTACGCAATATACGATCATTGCTACTGGCTGATTCGGCATCGCAATGCAGTATTGC